CCAGTTTCCAAATTTCAACTTGATTTCCTTCTTCTCGATGGCTTACTCAATCAAGACATCGACAAAGTCGCCGCATCCAACCAAAATCAAACATTATTTGATACGAATCTATTGGACGCATTGCGCAAACACTTTGCTGACAAACATTTTGTATAAAACACAACAAAACAACAAAAAATAATAAGTGAATAAAAATGTTTTATGGAAGAGTCTTTGTAAAAAAATGGGACCCAAAGGGTCCCATTTTTTTATACAAATCTTTTTTACAATATTTAATTACAAAATGAGAAATGAACAGTTCACTTTTTATTTTAATGTCATTTTTGTTTTTGTTCACCACAATTCACATGTCTTAGTTTAAAATTCGAGTTGTGAAATAGGAACTGATTTCCATCTTGGAACAAAGATATCATCCAAGTGAAGTTTTACAATATTATGCATCTTTGTCCAATTCACATCCACCTCATACATTGTATCTGAATCTTCATCTTGTTCAAAACGATACGTCAAATCTTCTGTAAGTAATTTCATGAGTTTACGAAACCAATTAAACGCATTTTTATGATCTTCATCATTCAAGAAAACCAACATAATACAACTATTTTGTTCTCCTTTTGGGAGGTTTTCTGAAATTAGAAAGTGCAATGATGCAAAACCACGAGGAGTTAATGATGCCTTGGCTTCTCTTAAACATTGAAACACATCAGTTTCGGCATAATTATTCTCCAGAATGATTTGAGCTCTATGCTCAAGCCATTTTTTATTATCTTGAGAAGGAGTTTGGGGGCGAGTTCGGGCAGGCATTTTGATATCTTATTATATCTTATTATACCATTGATTTTATTTGCAATGATGACTTTCAATTTTTAATCGGTATTTTAAAGGTGTAAAGGGACAAATGTTTAAAATTCAACGTCATCATATTCTAAGAAGATTTTGTTTTTATGAAGCGCTACAATGTCATCCATTTTAGTCCATCTAATCACATAGTTATCATATCGTTTTCCATTCTTAGTCTCATTCCATGTCTTGGTCCAAATCATTCCTTCTGTGACTAATTTCATAAATCTATGTAACCATGAAAGAGCCACAGCCCTGTTTTTATCTTTGGGAACACTCATCCAACACGCTTGGTTTCCTCCCATTGGAAGGTCCGATACATAGAAATAAAATGACCAAAATTCATCATCAGTTAGTTCTCTTTTCGCTTTTCTCATTAATTCCAATACAGGTGAATCCGCATAATTATTTTCAGCAATAAATTTGGCTCTACGTTCATATACACGTCTTTTATATTCATCTCTTTCTTTTCTTTTCTCTTCTTGAGAAGGAACAATCTTCTTTGTTCTTGGAACGGGTGTTTTTTCGGTCACTACTACTTTTACTTCTTCTTCGACATCGACATTGGTGTTAGCAGTTTGGGAGCGAGTTCGGACAGGCATTTTGATTATCTTGTTGGTATTCTTCTTGTTATGATATAGATTGCATTCGCAATCATGTCTTTCAATTTTTGTTCAGGCGGTGAGAAATTAATGAAAAAATCTTTTTAATGTGTTTGAATGTTTTCTAGTATTTTGTTTCTTTTTTTGTTTTTTGGTTGTTTTATGAGAGATAGATTCTTCATCCTTTGGCCCAATTCTCGCCGGTATTTTTTTCAATACAAATTCAGCCATTCCATTTTTCCGCATTTTAATATGTCCATAATCTGGATATAATTTGGCAAATGCTTTACTAATATTGATTCCAGATTGAATACGCTCTTCGAAACGACCTAATCCACCTTCAGTTCCATAATATTTTGTAACGAATCCAATACGATTATAACGCAAAACGATTCCATCATGGATAAAATATTTAATTGTTCTCTCAACATCTTCTTTTTGACCATTTTCTTTTAATGCCGCAGTTACACGTATTGACCTTAAATGAGGACGATTAATAATTCCATAAACAGTTCCAACAATAAAATTCAATTCTGTCGAGAGTTCTTTGCGTCCTTTTCGAAAGAAAGGATTATAAACAGCATAAACACCCCAAGTAAATGCTCCCATTTCTTTACAATCGGAAAACGCATTACGAATAAAATAGTCAAGAGGTTTTCCGCGAAATCTTGGTGAGAGACTCAAATCTATTTTTTCAACATCATCGTCTAAATAAACAATTTGTTTTCCTTCTGGCCATTGATCCATGATAAATTGACGTTGTTGTACAATTCCTTTTTCACCAATAATTAATCGATGATAGAGAGATTTATCAAGAACTGATAAATATTCATCATATTCTTGTTTATTCGCAACATAAACATAAATTCGATTCGAATGAATTCCTGCATTTTTTAAAGTTGTCAATGTTTTATCATTGCAAATGTGAGAGCGTTTATAACTCGGAATACATACAACATATCCACCTTCCATATATTATTATAAGAATAATATATTTACTAAAATATTAGGTTCGTTTATGAGTTCTGTTGTATCGTTTTTTTGCCTTTCTTGTGAACTTACCACCACCAAATCTGTTAAACATTTGTTTTTTTAGTTGTGCCTTTAGATTTGTTGGCAAATTTGACTCGTCAAATGAAGTACCCACAAACATAGAATCTGCATTTGCAACACTGTTCATTTTCCAATTGGTTAAAGGTTGATTGAATTTGGTACAACCATAAAACATTCTACGCATACTTATTAAATTCGATATATTCCAACTATTCAATGGTTGATTAAATTCAGAACAACTATAAAACATACCATCCATATTTATCACATTTGATACATCCCAATCATTTAATGGTTGATTGAATTTTTCACAATCAGTAAACATATTTTCCATATTTCTTACATTTGATATAGTCCAACTATTTAATGGTTGATTGAAAATTTTACAACCATAAAACATATATCCCATATATATTATATTTGATACATCCCAATTGTCCAATGGTTGATTAAAATTTTTACAATACATAAATATAGATCTCAGACTTCTTAAATTCGATACATTCCAACTATTTAAAGGTTGATTAAACTCGACACAACCTTGAAACATAGTACTAATATCTGTAACATTTGATACATCCCAACCAGGGTGCGCGTCATCGACGTACCCTAATGGTTGATTGAATTTTGCACAATTACTAAACATACCGTTCATATTTCTTACATTTGATACATTCCATGTGGCCAATGGTTGATTAAATTCAAAACAATTATAAAACATACCATGCATATTTGTCACATTTGATATATCCCAATTGTCTAATGGTTGATTGAATTTTGCACAATTACTAAACATATTTTCCATACTTCTTACATTTGATACATTCCAACTATTTAATGGTTGATCAAAATCAACACAATGGTCAAACATACTTTCCATATTTGTTACATTCGATACATCCCAATTTAATGGTTGATCCAACCATGCACATTCAAAAAACAAATTCTTCATTATTTTTACATTTGATACATCCAAATCACTTAAATTGTAAATCAATCGAGGTGAAGTTTTAAACATACTTCGCATGTTTGTTATTTTTTTAGAATTGAGAGTTTTAATTTTAACCTCCTTAAAAACTAAAAATCTCAAATACATATTATTTGCAAATTCCACATTTTCTATTTTATCTTTTTCTGATTTTATTTTATAACTTGTTTCTGTATGTCCGTCTGTGTTTTCTAGTTTCAATACAATAAAAGGATTTTCTAAAATAATATCATTTTTATCAAATGTTATTTCAATTTCTATTGGAGAACGATGTTTTATTTCAGGTACACGATTACGTTTTTCATAGTTACTATCATGTGTTTTAATTCCATTAAATACATAATTTAAATAAGAATTCATCTCCAAAGGTTCTAGTTCATAATTTTTTCCTTTAACATACTTGAGTCCGAATTCTTTTTTGTCATTCATTATATCCATGAATTCTGAAAACGCCTCGCCTTCATTTATTCCCATTTTTAAAAACGTATTATATTTTTCATTATTAAACAATTCTTTTACACTATCTAATGTTTTATTAGGAAAATATTCACTATGAAACTTATGGTCTTCTCCTAGAGCAATAAACTTGACGATTTCAAAAAGGCCTCTCCCAGCACATTCCGAATATTTACCAAATTTTTTTGTTTTAACTCCATATTTTTCTACCTTTGGATAAATAAGAATATCAAATCCAGTCTCCACATTTTCGATTTTTGTAATATTTTCTTTACCTATTAATGTATCGATAAATAATTTTTTAGATATAGGATATAATGGATATAATGGTTCTATTCCAATATCACGATTATTCATTTCTAATAATGGTTTATTAAACCGCATTTTAATGTAATATAAAATAATAAAAGAACCCAAATCAATACCGATTTCTTTGGCAATATTAGGGTCTCTATATATAACATGTTTTTTATTAGTTAACGGAACTATACGATTATTTTGTACTCGAACCCTACGATTATCTTCATTTTCATCTTCATTTTCTAACTGAATATCTTCGATATTTACTTCATCATCTTCATCATCTTCATCGTCATCATCATCTTCATCGTCATCATCTTCTTCATCGTCATCATCGTCATCATCGTCATCATCATCTTCATCTTCTTCATTTTCTTCATCATCTTCATAATCTTCAAGATCTTCATCATAATCATAATCATCACTTACATTGAATTTAAAACGCAATTGTGTATTTTTCAAATAATCAAATATGGTTGCTTTTAAATCTAATATTTCATCTATTTCTTTCTTCATATATTTATCGTATTTATCCAAATCAGTTTTTTCGCGAATATGTTTTTCAAACGTATTTATTATATAATCTTCATACGTCATCGAATCTAGAATATTTTTGTCGATTGAGTTCCCTGAATATTTTTTAAAAGATGATTCTTCCTTTGCTTCTGTATAAACATGCATAACTTTCATAAAATCACATATATTGACAAAACGTTGTTTTTCAGGTGTTATTGTTTCATTAACCTGATTATTCGCTTGTTGTGCTTTCTTTGCTATTTGTTTCTTTTTGTTTTTTTCAGCATATTTTTGTTCATTTTCATATCGTGTTTGTGATTTTTTTATATACTCTTCGAGTTTTTTTTGAGGTGGCAATTTTCGGGTTCTATTAGTGTATATATTTTTTATTGGTCTAATGCCAATATCATCCTCCGAATAAAATCTTTTTTTTGCTGTTTTTTTTGGTGTACCTCCATTGGTTCGATTTCCTAACAACATTGATTCTATTTTGTTTCTATCAATTGTGTCACACATCAATATCGTTATCAATGTTTTCAATTCATCAATAAATGAATATTTACTAAATAAATTATATTTCCCAGTTAAACCTCCTACAATATGAGGTTGTCCTTCTGGGTTGCTGATTTTAAATATCTTACTCAGTGACTCAATGAAATTTGAATGTTCTTTTGTATCTGATTCTCTACAGTTTAATATGTTTTTAAAAATAGAATCCATTCCTAAATTTCCGTATTTTTTTATAAATTCATTATCGGATTCTAACTTATCAAATATACTGATGTAATCCAATACTATCTCTGCATTATCATTTTTTAAGACCTCACAATCTTTAAAATTTGTATGGTAGGTTTGTTCTTTTTCATAATTCGCATTTGCAGTCTCTATCTCGCCAGGTTGACTTTCTCGATAATCAAATGTTTGATTGTCTAAAACAATAGTAGGTGCATCTTGAACAGGTGTTTTATAAATATAATTTTCTTTAAAAATAACATTGTGAGAACCATTGAATGCGAAAAAATTGTCTCTATAAACAGGAATTCTACCGCCTTTCATTTTATAATAATATAAAATGAATCGATATTTTTTATTGACACATCCATGCTTTTTGATAATAAATCAAATTAAGAGGATAAGTTAAAACAAAAGGAGGGGGCAAAAGGAGGGGGCAAGGGGGAACTACGTTCCCCCTAGTAGTTATTATATCTTTGTAAATTACGAGCACAAGCAAATTGATTTCCTTCTTTACATGATATCATACCCCCATAGCAAAATTCGGAAAATGCTTGTTGGTCATTTGGTACAGTTGTACTAGGCATGGTATAAAATTGTCGCATGGATTGTTCATGCGCAAATTGATCACCTATACTTCCAAACAATCTATCTGTGATATCAGGAAAATCTTGATTTAATCCTTGAATCATCGCACTCGTTTTATCCAATATATCCTTATTCACTTTTTGATTATAAGAAGGAGGTGCCGGTTTACGATTCGGAGTATCTACAATTTCTGGTATAAGAACATTTCCTAAAGGATTTGCGGCGGTTGGTGATTGAAATACTTGTGTCGATAATTTTGGATTTGCCTCTAATTGGTCCGCAATAATCTTATCCGCCGGATTTTTAAAACCTTCTAAATCGCCAATTCTTTCTGTATCTATTTTTCGTTTTATACTATCTAAATTCTTATATCTCCAAAGTCCATAAATCAATCCAAACAAAGCAATACATATCAATAATACACTCACTTGTTGGGTATAAAAATAAGTAATCACTGATATTAGAATCAATAGACGACTAATCGCATTTAATTTGCGAGAGAAAGACATGTCTTCTGTGGGAAACAATTCAGTCAATTGGGATTGTTTCAATAATATATTTGGATTCTCTCCCCAAAATGTATTATTTTCATCATCATCTTTATTTCTCTCCTTATTTTCTTCGAAAATGTCTTTAATTTGACATTTATCATTTACACAAGATTCTTTGATTTCTAAATCATCGGATGTAGACATGTTATCTATAATAAGATAACATCTATTTTTATCCTTTCCAACAACACCAACAAAACAAAGAAATAAAGAAACAAAGAGAATAAAAAATATATATATTATAAAGAATGGTATTTATAGGGTGTTTAAATTATAACAATCCACAACGAAATGAAAATATGAGGAAACAATTTCAAAAATGTGGCATTGAAGAAATATCACATTTTTATCCAGGTTGTTCCTTCGATGACCCTCGAATTAAGGCTCTTCCAAATATATCCGACCATACAAAAAAATGCTGGTCTTGTATGTTTGGTCATCTCGATATGATGCAAGATTTTCTATTATACTCAACCGATGATTACATGATTTGTTGTGAAGATGATATCATGTTAGATGAAGCGTTTAAAATGAAACTGGATGATATTATTCCAACAATACGAGAGAAAGAATTAGACCTTATTTTATTAGGTTATTTGATATCTTATCCGATTTTATCAGAATATAATACGAATGAATTTCGTTATTGTGGAAAACATGCTTATGTTGATTTAGAAAACGGAGAGAAAATCGATTATCGTTTTTATGAATATGGTTTCGAAATTTGGGGGACACAAATGTATATGGTTTCACGTTCTTATGCTGAATTATTAGTATATAAATACGCAGATGGACGATGGTTAATGGAAAATTATGGAAAAGCACAATTTAGTGCGGACTGGATATTAACAAAAGAATCACCCACTCGACAATTAATATATCCGATGTTAGCAATTGAAGACGGAAAAAGCGAATATGAACATGAAGGACAGGCTGAATTTCATCGATTGTCTCATAGTGTTCATGTATGTGCGAATCCAATGATTCATTATCTAGAAGAGTTCTAATCGATGTATATACATATATAAAATAATAATGATTATAAAATTAGAAGATGATACTATCTATATCAGAAAAAGAATTTCAAGTTCAATGGACTGAATTTCTCGATAAAAAGAAAAATATGATAATGAATGATGGATATTTTACAAAAGTGTTTTATTCAACACCAAATTATACAATGAATAGTATTTACATATTATTTCCATTTCAAACGAATTCTAGTACAATCGACATCACATTTTATCAATTATTATCCAATATAGAAAAACAAATTTTGCTTGCGTATGCTAGATTAACACCGGAAAAGACGTATAAAGAAATTTTGCGTTTATCGGATTTCCTAAGTCAAAAATATAAATTCATCGATGGAGATTATTGTTCTTTAAAAAATAGAAATATTGGAACTACAAATTATATTAAAATTTCCGGGATTTGGGAGGATGTTGATGGTAATATTGGCATAACTTTCAAACTAATATAAAAAATGACTCTTATAAATAGTATTCATTCGGTATCATAAAAATGGCAACTTCTCATCTAGTATTGCGTATCACTAAACATATGGAAGTATTGAAAAATACTTGTTTTGTTCAATATGACCCTGTATTAAATAATTATCATGTTTATGGAATGACTATGGATAGTGATAATGATGAACTGAATCAATATCATTTTGTATATAGTCGAAATGGATTGAAGCAATTCTTAAATACAATTTTTGGTTTAGATTGTGATGAATTATATCATGTAGAAGCGGATATGTTTGTATATAATTATATTGAGGGCATTTTTGAATTTAATGACTTGACTTATTCTGATTATAACACCGATTATCTTAATAATACTGATATGACATTGATTTGTGGAGACATTGATATGACGCAATCTCGTGTTAATAGTATTTTAAGTATGTTAGCAATTCAAGAGGAATAAAAAATTGAAATCCATAATTGCAAATCAAATTGAAATCATAGCCCGAATTTCCTGATAATTAACATGACTGTTTCACTGCCCCCTGCCGTTCCCGACCAAGTTTCCCAAGACGATTATTCTTATCCGAGTCCCCTGGTCTCAGTAGTCCCTGAAATAATACCTATAGTGGATGATTTCATTGTAGATATCCGAATTTTCGATAACGATTTATTATTAGAATCCAACAATTTTGATACGGAAGACGAAGAATTTATGGCTCTCATTTCGCAAATTCATCCGACCATTTTATTTGGGTTGGAGGACATGTTGGAAGATTTCAATGAACTCGATTCGCCTCTCACTCGTTCCAATGGCCATTAA